TGATTTTGCTGCAAATCTCGTGCCGTCCATGCCGGCATAATCGCTCTCGATTGATCTGTTGTCAAAAAAGTGTCGCAAACTGGATATGAAATCGGCGCTGTGTTTACCTGAAATCGTTTATAAGGATTGACACTCTTATTTGTCAAACAGTTTATAGTATTTGGTATATCTCGATTTATTCGTTTATCTATTCCTAAAAGTGCGCTTTGAATGTCGATACTTTCAGTCCATAAATTGCCACCCCATTTTTGCGGAATTATTTGCGGATCTAAAGCAAAGCATGGTTTGTCACCGTTTCCTGGTACGTCTAGTATCCAACGGCCTTGATCTGTTTGCTGCTGGAGCTGTTTTGTTATTCTACATGGGTCATCGTGAAATCTGGTAAATGCCATATTATATATATAATATATTATTTTTAACTGAAACTACAACCCTCTTGACTAATTACAAACCACGCTCCCAAAGTGCTATTCCAAATCATCTCAACCGCAGAGTTAATATTAGTTAAAAGACAATTAGTAGATGCACTACTACTTTGATTACGGAAGACATTTCCACCACCATTAATCGTTATACCTACATTTTGGTCGTAGTAATAAAATAAAAACCCAGCGGAAGTTTGAGCGTTAGTTGCAAACAAAGTATTAGAACCATTATAAGCTACGCATTCCCAAGTTGAACCGAAAGAAGGCGGTAGAGAAGGGGTATATTGAGTAGTATTCGCATATATCGTATTACCATTTACAATCGTATAATATATCCCAGTCGTAGGGATATAAGTAATAGAAGTAATAGGAGAGGGAGAACTAAATATATAATTGCTTAAATCCCAACTTGACCCATTCCAAAAAATAGACATTCCGTAATTCTCCGTCCATGTAGGGGAAATCAACGGATTAGTAAAACTACCTCCAACATATACTCCACTTGGATAAGAAATAACAGAAGAAACAGGAGCATTTAAAGTTGTTCCAATACTGAAAAATGAAGACACATCAAATCCAGATGAAGTCCCAAATGTAAATAAATAAGGTATAGTAACAGGAGAAGCGTTCGCTTGAAGATTTGTAAAACTACCACCAACTATGATATAGTTTGAGTTTGCTGTATCTTTCGTAATAGATAATACATCACCGCCAAAAAAACCATTATTACTGAAATTACTAAAAGGATAAAAAGTAGCGGTATTATAATCCAGCGTAATCCATTTAGGATATATCGCACCCAAAATGCCGTAATAGTCGTCAAATGCACCGCCAATATATAAACATGAATTAGCACCATTATCGTAAAGAGCGTATACAGGAGCATTCATTCCAGTAAAACTTCCTGTAATATCAAAAGAACTATACCCTGTATTTTGAATACCAACCAAATAATTATACGAAACGCTTGAAAAATCACCACCGACAGCCATGAAACTACCGCCACTATAAGGGCAAAATACTCTAATTCTACCACCATACGACCCTTGCGAAGTCCAACTAGCACCGCCATCGCTACTATAATAAATATTACCGATTTCTGTTCCAACCCAAAACTTTCCGTCCCAATTATCGTATGAAGCAGTTATATTTTCTACACCACTAATAAAACCAGTATCCGTAATACTTGGAGCTTGTAGCCACTCGGCAGTTTTTCCCAAACTAAAAGCAACATATCTTAAATTGTTTTCAAGAGTAGCGGTAGGAGCGGTTGTATTAGCAGTTAAATATCCTATTGTTGTTTCTTTTGAATAATTGTTGTTTGAAGGGGTTGTTATTGAATTACATTCTGTAATATTATTACTATTACAATCCAAAGTAGCACCCAACCCTACTGATCCTACTTGTCCGTTTAAAACTAAATAATCTACTATTCCTGAACCTTGCTGAACGCCAAAATCTAATCTACCTCTTACTGAACCTGATATCATTACAGGGGCGCTTTGATAAATTCTCGCATATTCTATTTTTGCACCAGTAGACGATTTAGCAAAAAAACTCATTCTATTAAATTCACCTGTAACAGCGGTTCTACTATTATAAAATTCAGTTGCGAGTAATCCTGCTGAAGCATTAGTTTGATTTAAAACAAGCATAGGATCACTTGCTCCTCCTGTTTTTCCTGATACTATATATATATTTGTTGGATCGATGACACCTGTCACTAATAAATTTCCATTAATTAAAACATCACCTGTGTAACCTGTACCGGTGTATCCTGCTCCTTGAGGTCCAATTGCGTTTCTTGCGGTCCATGGAGTACCTCCTGTAGCTCCTGTTGCACCTGTTGCTCCTGTTGCACCTGTTGCACCTGTTGCACCTGTTTCTCCGGTTGATCCGGTTGATCCTGTTGCACCTGTTGATCCTGTTGCACCTGTTTCTCCTATAAGTCCTTGTGTTCCTGTTGCACCTGTTGCACCTGTTGATCCAGTTGCACCTGTTGCTCCCGTCGATCCAGTTACACCTGTTGCACCTGTTTCTCCTATAAGTCCTTGTGATCCTGTTGCTCCTGTTTCTCCTATAAGCCCTTGAGCACCTGTAGATCCGGTCGATCCTGTTGATCCCTGTGCGCCACCTGCTGTTCCAGGAACTCCTTGAGGTCCCCTACATCCAATTCCTGTTGCGCCTTGAGATCCTTGAGCTCCTGTTACACCTTGAGTTCCCGCAGGTCCAATCGCGCCTGCCGTTCCTTGAGCTCCTTGCGATCCTAAACTTGTACTAGATGTATTACAACATCGATTTGATCCTAAATAATTACTGTAACTTTTATAAGACATATAATATATTATATTTTTAAAATATATAATATATAATTTATTTACTTTTAAATACTTAATAATAACTTATAGTTGCAGAAAACGAACATGATGCAACATCAACTGATCCAGTATTAACTAGTGTTGCGCAAAAAGTAGATCCAGGTATAAACGTATAAGATTTATTTATTAAATAATTTGCGCACGCTGTATTTGAAAAAATGTTGTTTGCACTTGTTAATGGTACTGATAATATTATTATACCAGATCCCGTAGATATATCATAAATATTGAATGATAAAACGTTGTTAATGGATAGGCCTACATTACAACTCAATGCAATTGATATAATTAACATTCCACTAATATTTGGAATTGGAAACGAATTGACTATATTAAAAATAGTATCAGTCGATAATAAATCGTTCCCAAGGCATGTCCCCGGGACAAGATAATATATTTTACTATCCTTTTTGATAAGTGATTTTACTATGCCAAATTGATATGTTGATGGAGACTGAGATGGAGTTAATGAATTACCATCAGCAGTTTTATTATATAAATCTGTTGCTCCCAAAACAATATTAGGAACCGTTCCCGTATATCCTTTAATATCATACGCCGTTCCATTTACAAATGTTCCTGTTGTGCCTTTTACAGTTAGTGTCCCATTAATAGTGGAAGTTTTAACTTCTGCATAAGCTCCAGTTGCTCCAGTTTCTATTCCTATAATATTCATTCCTGTAGCTCCTGTGTTACCACTTACATATATTACCATGTCTCTTACAGAAAAACGATTAGCACCATCTATATATATTCCTCTAGTTAAACCTCTGCTGCTACTTGCTACATTTATTGTAGTACGCTGAATTGCATTTGCGCTTACATATGCGGATGGCATAGGACCAGTTCCTCCTGATCTAACGCCGTAAATATTTGCTCCCGTTGCACCAGTCCATCCGGTTACTGTAAAAACTGAACTACGTAATTTTGCTGTTGTTGATGATCCTTGCAAAAATTCTATTCCTGTTAAATTAACATTTGCTGCTGAAGATAAATTTGCTGTAAAATTTTCTACACGGCAATTCGAATTTACCTGGATTAATGTTGTGTTACTAGTAACTCCTAATTGTTGAATTATAACTGCTTGTGTTCCGGTCCCTTCTAATGATGTATTTGGTGGAATTATAATACTTTCATTGTATGTTCCTGCATTAACTATAACTAATTGTCCTCCTGTATATCCTGCAGCTGTTAGTCCAGCAGTAATAGTTTTAAAAGGATACGAATATGGATTTGCAGTTGCTATAGTATTGTCTCCATAAACACAATCTACATTTATTGTATTTCCTATAGGAAGTCGTGTTCCTGTAGCACCTTGAGATCCTGTAGATCCTGTTGCTCCCGTACTTCCTGTTGCACCAGTAGATCCTGTAGCACCTGTAGCACCTGTAGCACCTGTAGCACCTGTAGATCCAGTTGATCCGGTTGCACCAGTAGATCCTGTAGCACCAGTAGCACCTGTATAACCTGTAGCACCTGTAGCACCTTGAGATCCTTGAGATCCTTGAGCACCTGTAGATCCTTGAGATCCTTGAGCACCTGTAGCACCTGTAGCACCTTGAGATCCTTGAGCACCTGTAGCACCTTGAGATCCTTGAGCACCTTGAGATCCTGTAGATCCTTGAGATCCTTGAGCACCTGTAGCACCTGTAGCACCTTGAGATCCTTGAGCACCTGTAGCACCTGTAGCACCTGTTGATCCTGTAGATCCTGTTGCTCCCGTACTTCCTGTTGCTCCCGTACTTCCTGTTGCACCAGTAGCACCTGTAGCACCTGTAGATCCTGTAGCACCTGTAGCACCTGTTGATCCTGTAGCACCTGTTGATCCTGGACGATTTATTAAAGAATATATAGGTCCTGTTAATCCTGTTAACCCAATAGTCTGTGCTATTAAATCAAAATTTGGAGATCCGAAGGTGCCCGTAGACCCAATTTGCCAGCCAGAAGCAGTTCCTAATGGCAAGTTTTGATCTATAGCCGGACCAATATTTATAAAAGGCGAAGCAAAGCCAGTTTCAGTATAAACTATACTAGCTATATTTGCTGATATTGATGCTGCGGTAGCTCCTCCTGGATAAACAAATGTTACAGTTCCAGGACCAATATTAATATTTTTCCATGTAAAATCGGGTCTGCCTAATGTATATGCATTTGTTAAATCAGGTATTAAATTACCTGAAAAAATTATATCTGTACCTGTATTGCCAACACCAGAATTATATAATTTTATTGTATCTGTATAATAAATTCCTGTTGATCCGGGCTCATATGGATAAGCTAGTAATATAGAAGCAGTAGCTCCTGTCATACCAAAAGATCCGATAACACCTAATGTAGGTCCTGTTTCTCCTATAAGCCCTTGGGCTCCAGTTGCCCCTGTTTCTCCTATAAGCCCTTGGGCTCCAGTAGCCCCTGTTTCTCCTATAAGCCCTTGGGCTCCTGTAGATCCTTTTGCACCAGTTGATCCGGTTCTACCGGTCGCGCCGATTCTACCGGTAGCTCCTGTTGCTCCGATAAGCCCTTGGACTCCTGTTGCCCCTGTTTCTCCTATAAGCCCTTGGGCACCGGTACTTCCTGTTGCTCCAGTTGCTCCTGTTATAGTAAATGTAGTTTGTAATAAACTATATCCTTCTGAACCAGTAGTATATTGATAATTAACATATAGATTTCCGGGGGGGCCGGATATTTGTTCATAATTAATCGTTAATAATAATTGCTGAGTGTTAAAATCTAAAGACACGGCACTTCCAGTTCCAGGAAGTGTATGAGGAATTGGCGAATATGGAGGAGTTCCACTTTCTATTATTGTATGCCAAGCAGTAAGAGGAACAACATTTGAAATAAAAGTACCATCAAGACTTGACACGTCTAATTTATATTGAACTTTATAGGATGTCCCTGGTTCATTAAAAGCATATAAATATAATACATATAATCCAGCGGGGATATCAGATGGATAAGATCCATCTGGAATTAAATTAGTAATAAATAACATGGTATTATCAGCTAATACATTATAAAAGTAAGTTTCTGTATTACCTGTTCCAACTCCGGTTTGAGAATTAGATAATATACTTAAATTAGGGTAAAGAGGGTCTAGTTCAGATCTATTTAAATAAAATGGCAGACCACCGTTGCCGCCGGCAGATCCCCCGACACCCTGAGCGCCAGTCGGACCTTGAGCCCCAGTTGAGCCTCTATTGCCGGTTGAGCCTCTAGAACCTTGAGATCCGGTAGATCCAGTATATCCAATAGATCCAATTGGACCTGGTGTACCTGGCAGTCCTTGAGCACCCTGCGACCCTGAAGTAGAACTTGTTGTAGTACAACAGCGTTTTGATCCTAAATAATTACTATAACTTGTATACGACATATTATATTATTAATATAATATATAATTTAATTGTAAACTTATTGTAATTATTTACGCAGAAGGTAATTGTGCTAAGCATAAACGAATTGATCCCAAACTGGCTACATCATATTTAACAACAAGGGGCAAATCATTCTCCAAATATACTTCGATTTGAGAACATAAGTTAGTACATTTAATAAAATAGCCCAAATTTTTAAGGGAAAATTCGCCCTGAATTATTTTAGAAGAGTCTTGTTTTAAGATAAATCCCATGGATCCATCAGACTCTGCTCGATGGATTTCAGCTTCAGCAAATTGACCTTTGCATTTAAATATCAGTTCATTGCCAACAGATTTAATTTCCAATTTATCGGAAATACAAGAAAGATCACGAATAATTTTCTGAAAATCCGCAGATGGAAGATTAATAATAGAGGCAAATTTGACATCAGGATATTCCAATTCCTCAGGTTCAGGTTCGATCAACTTTAGCTTCTGAGTTTTGCATTGTTTAATGTCGCCATTTTCAAATTTTAGCGCTAAATAAGAAACAATACCATCAAAATAATCAGCCTTTTCGATATAAATAGTTAATGTATCGTCATTATCGATAGAATTAATTAATTTGAATAAATGGAACATGTTGACGCCGATGATGATTTTTTCTTGTTTGCATTCATATGACTCGAAATTCTGTGCAGCTAAATATAAATGGGCTAAAATAGTATGAGATTTGTCCATATTGATAATGCGAATACCGTCAGGTTGAAATGAAATATTAGTTTCCAAAAGTATGTCTTTTAGAGCAGTCATCAGAGTACGAAAAGGTGCGATCTGTACAGTTTTAATTG